GGGAAAAGCCGGATAACATATTAAATAACTGGAGAGTTACAAAAACCTGTTTAAGATTAGGTAGAAAAGTTATAGGTAAGTGTATGATGGGATCAACATCAAACGCTTTAGATAAAGGTGGTAGAAACTTTAAAAAATTATATGATGACTCAGATGTTACAAAAAGAAACGCCAATGGACAAACTCGTTCAGGACTCTATTCTTTGTTCATACCTATGGAATGGAACTACGAGGGATACATTGATTCTTACGGCTATCCTGTCTTCGACACTCCACAAAAGAAAGTGTTTGGACCTCATGGAACGCCAATTAGACTCGGGGTTATCGAGTATTGGGAGAATGAGGTAGAAGGTTTAAAAGAAGATCAAGACGGGTTAAATGAATTTTATAGACAGTTTCCTCGTACAACTAAACATGCGTTTAGAGACGAGTCTAAAATGTCTTTATTTAATCTAACTAAGATTTATCAACAAATAGATTATAATGAAGAAGCAACAGCTGCTTCTGTAGTTACAAGAGGTAATTTTCAATGGGAAAGAGGTATTAAAGATACTAGAGTTATATTTTCACCTAGTAAACAAGGTAGGTTTTATATAACATGGACTCCTCCTATTAATTTACAAAATAGATTTATAATTAAAAATGGTATTAAATATCCAGGCAATGAGCATATGGGTGCTTTTGGTTGTGATAGTTATGATATATCAGGGACAGTAGATGGTAGAGGTTCTAACGGATCTTTACATGGGTTAACTAAGTTCAGTATGGAAAATGCTCCTGCTGATCATTTTTTCTTAGAGTATATCGCTCGCCCACAAACTGCTGAAATATTTTTTGAAGATGTACTTATGGCATGTATATTTTATGGTATGCCAATATTAGCAGAAAATAATAAACCTAGATTATTATATCATTTTAAAAGAAGAGGTTATAGAGGATTTAGCATTAACAGACCTGATAAGCTTTATGCTAAATTATCAGTAACAGAAAGAGAGATTGGTGGAATACCTAACTCTAGTCAAGATATCATACAAGCGCACGCTGCTGCTATTGAAACGTATATTGAAAATGCTGTAGGGTTTGATGGAGAAAACTATGGAGATGTTTATTTTCAAAGAACATTAGAAGATTGGGCTCAGTTTGATATAACAAGAAGAACAAAGTTTGACGCATCTATTAGTTCAGGACTCGCTATAATGGCTTGTAATAAAAGTAGATATGCTCCAGTAAATAGAATAAAGAGACAACCAGTAGATATTGGTATAAAGAAATATGATAATAAAGGTTTATTATCTAAAATAATCAAGTAAATGAATACATACGCAAATCCAAATAGTGCCTTTCCAAGCCAAACTGTGCCAGACGCTGAAAAATCTTCCTTAGAATATGGAAGAAAGGTTGCGCAAGCTATTGAAAGCGAATGGTGGAGACAAGGTGGTAACGGAACTAGATTTGCTACTACTTATAATAGATTTCATAGTTTAAGATTATATGCAAGAGGAGAACAACCAGTTCAAAAATACAAAGACGAATTAGCTATTAATGGTGATATGTCTTATTTAAATTTAGACTGGAAACCAGTTCCTGTTGTGTCTAAGTTTGTAGATATAGTTGCAAACGGTATGAATAATAAGCTTTATGAAATTAAAGCATTTGCTCAAGATCCAGTATCGTTAAAGAAAAGAACTGATTATGCTAACTCTATATTGCAAGACATGAGAGCAAAGCCATACTTAACAAACATGAAAAATACGTTAGGTATAAATCAATTTAATGCAGAAGATCCTAACACTATACCTGAGTCAGAAGACGAACTTGATTTACATATGCAACTTAGCTATAAACAATCAATTGAAATAGCTGAAGAAGAAGTAATAAACAGTACTTTAAAAAAGAACAGATTTGATAATATAAGAAAAAGATTTAATTATGATCTTGTAACTATAGGTATCGGAGCTGCTAAAGCTAATTGGAACAAAGCAAACGGAGTAACATTAGACTATGTTGATCCTTCTGATTTAATATATTCTTATACAGAAGACCCAAACTTTGAAGATATATACTACGTTGGTGAAGTTAAAAATTTAACTATACCAGAAATAGCAAAACAATTTCCTCAACTAACAGAAGAAGAACTAAAAAGCATCCAACAAACTAGAGGTTATCAAAGAGAACAATTATATGGTTGGAATGGTTATGATCAAAATACTGTACAGGTTTTATTTTTTGAATACAAAACTTATAATGAACAAGTATTTAAAATAAAAGAAACAGAACAAGGTTTAGAAAAAGCATTAGAAAAACCAGATACATTTAACCCTCCTAAAAATGATAGTTTTAGTAGAGTAAGTAGAAAAATAGAAGTACTATATAAAGGCGTTAAGATATTAGGTAACAATGAACTTATAGAGTGGAGACTAGCAGAGAATATGACAAGACCTTTTGCTGATACTACTAAAGTTGAAATGAGTTATACTATATGTGCGCCAAGGATGTACAAAGGTAAAATAGAATCATTAGTTAGTAAGATAACAGGTTTTGCAGACATGATTCAATTAACACATTTAAAGCTACAACAAGTTATGTCTAGAATAGTACCAGATGGTGTATTTTTAGATATGGATGGTTTAGCTGAGGTTGATTTAGGTAATGGTACAAATTATAATCCAGCAGAAGCATTGAACATGTATTTCCAAACAGGTTCTATTGTTGGTAGATCATTAACGCAAGAAGGTCAAATGAACGCTGGTAAAGTTCCTATACAAGAACTAGCAACTTCTAGTGGTCAAGCAAAGATAGGCAGTTTAATACAAACTTATCAGTATTATTTACAAATGATACGTGATGTGACCGGTCTTAATGAAGCTCGTGATGGTAGTGCTCCAGAAAAAGATACTTTAGTTGGATTACAAAAAATGGCAGTTAATGCTTCTAACACAGCTACAAGACATTTGATGCAAGGTAGCTTGTGGTTAACACTTAGAACATGTGAAAATATTTCTTTAAAAATAGCTGATTCACTAAACTTTCCACTTACTTTAAATTCATTAAAAAATTCTATATCTACTTATAACGTAGCTACTTTGTCTGAAATACAGAATTTAAATAATCATGACTTTGGTATATTTTTAGAACTTGAACCAGACGAAGAAGAAAAAGCAGTGTTAGAGCAAAACATACAAATGTCTATACAGCAAGGTGGTATTGATTTAGAAGATGCTATTGATATTAGAAGAATAAAAAATCTTAAACTTGCTAATGATGTTTTAAAACAAAAACGCAAAAAGAAACAAAAAGAAGATCAAGCTAACCAACAAGCTATGATCAAATCTCAAGCTGATGCTAACGCAGAGGCTTCTGAAAGAGCTGCACAAGCAGAAATGCAAAAAGCGCAAGCGTTAACAGAAAGCACAGTTCAATTAGAACAAGCTAAATCTCAAATGGAGATACAAAGATTACAAACAGCTTCTCAAATCAAACAACAAGAGATGCAAATACAGTTTGAATACGATATGCAATTAAAGCAAGCTGAATTACAAGCTATGAAAGAAAAAGAAGCTTTAATAGAAGATCGCAAAGACAAAAGAATCAAAATGGAAGGTAACCAACAAAGTCAAATGATTGATCAAAGAAACAATGATTTGATGCCTATAGATTTTGAAAAACAAGGTACAGTATAAGTATCAATTAATTAATTTTATATTATCATATTATGTCAGAAACAAAAGAAACAAAGCCTGAGGTGACTAAACCAGTTGCTTCAGAAGGCGGGGAAATGAAAATGAAATCAAAACCTAAGCCAAAACAATTTAAAGCTACAAAAGAAGAGCCAGTTAAAATTGATCTTTCAAAAGTAGATACTTCGCTAGAAGCTAACGCTAAAGTTGAAGCACCTATAAAAGTAGACTTAACAGAGAAAAAAGAAACAGATGCCATTCAAATCGGAGAAACAGAGACGGTGGATGTGGGCGAACAAGCCGGAGATGGCAAGATCGTGGACATTGGAGGAACAACAACCGTTGAAAAGCCCAGCTCGCCTATTGAAGAAGTTACTGAGGTGGAAAAAAAGCAAGTACAAGAACCAGTAGCACAGCCTAAACAAGTGCAACTACCTGAAAACATAGAAAAGTTAATTGACTTCATGAAAGACACAGGTGGTACAGTTCAAGACTATGCTAGATTAAATGCAGATTATTCGAATGTTAATGAAGATGCATTATTAAAAGAATACTATAAAAAAGCTAAACCACATTTAGACGCAGAAGAGGTTGATTTTGT